TGGCGGGGTAGAAGGGCACTACCCCGCCAGCGACTTAGTTAACTGTTATTAGGCAGTCATGTTGAAGCGACGAACGCCCTTGCCAGACTTGCCCACATAAATTGCGAGGTATCCGTAAAGTGCGATCTCTAGTTCGCCTGTTGTCAAGATGTTAAGGCGAAGTTGTGTCTGTGGTGATTCCCAGACATAAACAGAACCTGGAGCAACGAGGAATGCTGACTCGTCGACTAAGCCTGAAGTTGTGATGTTGTGATCAACGATCAAGTCAGTTCCAAGGATGTTTCCACGAACGCTAGAAGCAACTGCTGTTCCTGATGCGTTCTGTGTTGCGCCTTGTGCTGAGTAAAGTGCGCGACCTGTTGTGTCTGCGTATCCTGCGATAGCAGCCCATTGGTCAGTTGATGCGATCAACTTGTTAGCAAAGTCTCCGCCAGTTCCCTTGTAGGCTTTTGCGCCTTCTACAGAGATGAATGACTGAAGTCCTGCTGCTGTGGTTGCAACTGAAGTTGCTTGAGTTCCATCGGCTGTGAACGCAGCAATGAGCGCCTTGTCTGTTGCTGACTCGTATGCCTTACGAAGTTCTGCCATAAGCAGTTCCATAAATGCTGGAGATGAACGGTCGATGAGTTCCCATGATACTCGGTTGAGTCCCGCAAACTTGTTGATCGAGACCGTATCGTACGCGCTTGTCATGCCTGTATCTGTTACTGATGCACCTTCGTTAACATCTGCAACTGCTGGTGCTGTGTCTGCTGATGATGCCTGTGTGTAAAGGCGAGGAACTGTGAATGACATTCCTGACTCTACCAATGGCGCACGAGTTACCGCATCAAATGATGGGCGACCTGAGAAGGTATCTGTAATGAATGAGTTTAGGTGAAGTGGAAGTGTCAAACCTGTGTTAGTTGATGTTGAGTCATCTGCCGCGCGAACTGTGCGGCGTGCTTCGTCATCACCTAGAGCAGACTTGATAGATGCTTCTAGATATTGTGCTGATGAGATTGGTGCAATGCGCTCTTTTGCATAAGCCATTGCTGGAACAGTTGCGCGTGCGGCTTCAACAGCCGTTGCCTCAACTTCTGGTGCTGCTACGGTGTCTGGAGTATTTTCCACGACCGCCTCGCTTTCTGGTTGTGTGATTGGTTCAGCAGGGGTGTCTACTTCCTCTGCTGCGATCTCTAGAACTTGAGCAGACTTAAAGGCTGGTTCAGTTACTAAAGAAACTTCTTTTAACTTCGCTGCTGTGACAACTGTGTGTCCAGAGCGTGAAGGTGCAGATGCGATGATTTCTGCTCCTACTGAAAGACCGCTAACGAGTCCTTCTTGCGCCATTACTAGCGCGTCGTTTCCGCCTGTTGAGCGGCTTAACTTAAATGTTGCATAGATGCCATCTGGTCGGACTGTTGCTGTAACCATACGACCAATCGGCTTCTTGACATCGTGTTGTGATAGCAACTTGATCTTAGATGGATCGTCGATCTCAATTGACCCAGCCTCAAAGACAACTCCACCAAGATTGGTGTTACCGACTTCGCCTGTTCCCATAGGAACGATCTTGCCGCTGATCTCGCGGCGTTCCTCGCTGCACTCGATTGAGGCTGCTTCGATGTATAGAGTTTCCACTAGGAAATCCCCTCACTTCCGTTAGGTGTTAAATCTGTCATTTCCATTGCTTGTTCAGTTGTAATAAGTCCTAGAGTTAGCAACTTCTCAATTACTGAAAGTTCAACCATAGGGTCTTGCTTTAGGAAAGTGTCATAAACCGCAAAGCGAACTTCGTGTCCTGCTGTTGAGATGTCATCCATGCTCATTCTGCTCTGAATTGCTTGGATGTAAGGCTCAATGGATAGTGCAAAGAATTGTTTGCGTTCCTCGGTTACATTTGCATAAGTCATTGTTGTATTCTGATCAGCGCTCAAATAATAGGCTGGCACATTCATTGCGCGAGCGATTTCTGTGCTGAGATTCTGAATCGCCTCGTTGTACATCATATCTTTAGGCGAGAACTGTGTTGACTGGAACTCTAAAGTAGAAGTCAAATAAGCAGTTGAATTATTTTGGCGGCTTCGCTTCCAAGCGGCTAGAAGTCCTGAAACTTCTGCTGATGGTAGGTCTGCGCCTGTATTCTTTAGAATACCGCTAGACATTGGAGTTGCAGCCGAGATAGATGCTGCTCTGTTAATGTCGATCGCTGATTGAATGGTTTTGCCAGCGCGCTCTAATACGCCCTCGTCTAATCCCTGAATTGTAACTATGTCATTCATTGAGATTGGTTGAATATCGACATAATACTGTGTAATCATTATGCCTTCGAGATCAGTTGTATAAGTTACGCGAGAGTTAGCAATCCACTCAAAGGCTGAAGGTCTGCCATCCTCAGCATAGCGCTCTGTAACGCGCAAGTAAGCAACGCCATAAAACAGAAGCGAATCAACGAGCCAGTTAATAGTTACGAAAGATGGTTGGTTCTTAGATAGTTGATTGATCCAACGAGGTGCAGCCATAACTTCGCCTGTGCGCTTGTTGTAATACTCAAGCGGGATAGATGCGACAGTTCCGCAGATTAAATTGCGGGCTCTGGCTACTGAAGGAACGCTCATTGCATCCTTGCGAGATACGCGAAGGGTTAATGAACTATAAAGTGAAGGTAAGTTTTCGCCCATTACCTGTGGCGCTGCTTGCGCTTCGACGATTAGCGGCTTGCGCGAAAAGATACCCATAGGGTGCAATTATACACCACATATAGTTTATTCTGTGTAGATAGCCGCTACCTGTTGTGGTTTCATCAACATTGACACAACCATTGCCAAAGCGATTGGTGCAGAGATGTCTCCAGCGGACTTTCGTTTAACGATACGCCAAGCAGAGTCATTTACCTTAGCCGCGCAGTTATTCATCTGCTGGATTAAGTTAGCCTGACCGTTATGAACTACGCGATGGTTGACTAAGCCATCAAGCAAGTCACCGCAAGCCTGATAAAACTGCTGCCCTGAAATGTCCTGAGTTATGCAGCCAGCATTACTTAATCTTTCAGCGATCGAAGCGGTCGCGTACTTGTCGAAGCAGATTTGACGTGGGCGGTACTGATCTGCCCAACCTTTGATATCGGCTGCGATCTTTAGGTCATCAACTGAGACTGCCGATTCCCACGTCTGCAATATGCCGACTCCTATTCGACCATCGGGGAGTAATTGACCAGCAACTAGGGAAGCATTGCGCCTCGATGGTGATACATCAAAGCCAAAGACTGTGTAACCGCCTGGCGGTATTTGCAAAGTGCTGTCGCTAGTTTCCTCAAGGATGCCATGAGCCCAAGGTGAACTTAGGGAGTCAATCCATTGGCAAAGCAATTCTGTTCGAGTATTCTCTATTGGGGAAGTTGCTACCGACTCCTCAAGCGTCTCGGCTGTGACTAAATAGCCCAGAGCAGGGTTCGCCCACGCCCACGCTTTAGGATCGTCAATTTTGCAGTATTGCGGAGCGCTGTACTCGTAGAATCCAAAAGACTTTGGTGGATTATCTAAGGCTCGTTCTCTTAATTGGTTTAGAACTACCGAGAACGCATCTCCAGCGTTTGATGTCAGAAATGTGTGCGCATTTGCTCTAGCGCGAGTTACTGGCATCGCTGCTCGGTATCCATCCTCTGACCATTCGCGGATTTCATCCAGGAACAGCGCATCTGCCGATCTACCGCGAGCGCCATCTCTAGTTGCAGCCACAACGTCAAGTCTGCGCCCATCTTTCATCTCGATTGACTCAGTACCGTTGGCGTATCTGATCTGCTTGACCAAAGCCATAAGATTTAGGTTGCTCTCAAAGACTGATGCTACTTGGCGAAACGTGTCCAAAGCCATTGAGCGATTAGATGAAGCGATGATGATATTGCGACTATCCCACTTGATCAGGTGAGCCAGAATGAGCATACGCGTTAAATGCGTCTTACCGTTCTGACGGGCTACCAATAGCAGGTTTGTCTTGCGAATCCAGTTTCCCTTTGTGTCCACGCGCAACATATCGCGGAGAACGAACTCCTGCCAAGGTAATAATGGGAGAGAAATCAGGTTTGCTAACTCAATTACATCGTCAACCTTAGATTTGCCCTTGAGGTAGGGACTGTGTAGGCGAGGCTCAGTAGCCCCCTTGAGCGTCGTAGATTTTCGTGCAGCCATTAGATCATTCTTGGACTGGTCGGGCTGTAAAGGGACTGTCTTGGGCTATTTCCGACCGCATTGGAGAGAGGAAGGTTGAAAAGACAGGGGGGGTAGCCTTCCTACCTAAAAAAACGCCCTGATTGCGTGATCCTTTACTACTGTTGCAAGACTGACAACACGCTACTGCGTTCTCGAAGTTAACTACCAAGTCAGGTGCTTTACTAACTGGGATGATGTGATCAACTGTTGTGGCTGGTGCTGAGCAATAGAAGCAAGACCATTGGTCACGAGCCAAGACCTGTAATCTAAACTTCTTATAGTCTCTGCTTAATCTTGGATCACCGCGCTTTGCCATTACTGCCAACCTTTAATCTTTAGATGATGTAGTGCCTTGCAATAGTTAGGCTCATCATACTTGGTGATGCCATAGCGCTTTGCTACATAATGCCAATACATCCAGAACTGGTAGTCATAAGGCTTACCCTTGATGTGCTTATTGCGCATTTGATAATAGCCATAATGAGACCCATTGATTGCATCGATGTTCCAACTGGATTCTCTAAAGACTATCTGATTATGACAACTTAATTGCTTAAAAGTTAATTGGTAATCTGCTAAAGATTTGAGTGCTTTAGTTGCATCTATTGAAGCCTCACTACTACTTGCTTGAGCAATAGATAGAGATATCCCAATAACGATTGCTACCGAGCGCGCTAAGCCTTTCAGGCGCGCTCTGAAGCCTTGAGGGCTTCTAGCAAAGAAGTGTACCAGCGCTGTCAATTTCATTAACATAAATCCTGCTCAGAGCGGCGTGTCGTTTTACTTGTCCGTAGAATAGAATCCAGAGCCCTTAAACTGGATGCCAAATGATGAGTAAATCTTGCGCATTGGTTCGTGGCATAAAGGACATTCGAGTTCTTGATCTGCATTTATTGGAAACTCCTTCTCATAACGAGTGTTACTTTCACAGCGATCGGTGTTCGTACACTCCCATTCATACACAGGCATTATTGAGCCTCGCACCAATTACAGGGATCATTGATTGTCCATTCTCCGCATTGCTGACATCTTTTGATGTCTTTGTCTTGAACCACATCTTTGCGCTTGTCATAGCCAGCAGCAACGAGTAACTCCACCAGATCACCAAGGCGTAGCATTGCTACATAGTCCTCAGGCTTTTCACCCTGACCATTTAGACGAAAGCAAGCGAACCCCAATAAGCCGCTTTCATCTGTTCTGGCTTTGATCTGGCGGAGTGTTCCCGTTATGTCGATTTTTGATCTTGCTTTTACCTCGCAGTCGAACGGGACATTGAGAATATCGCGACCATTGCCTCGACCTACTACAGCGCCTTCCCAAGTGCGCCGTAAGTAATCTGCTACCACGCGCTCTGTGCGAAAGCCCCTATGCTTGCGGCTTTGACTCATTGACTGCGCGACATTTCTTGCAAGACCAAGTTAGTGATTGACCTTCTACCCAGAAGGCTAACTCGGTTGTAGGACATGGCTCGTTGCATAGATGACAGATTATCCTAACTTGCAACGCAGCGAGCGCTTCTCGATGGCGCGCCTTCTCATATAAAACATCATCGCTAGGGAACTTTTCCCATTCACCATCTTGATTCATAAACTGTAATCCGCTCATTTGCGCACCTCTTGAGGCTTCCAAGCGCCATTATTGTCTATGACGTACCAAATCGGATCGCACTTATCAACATCTGCCCAAGTTTCCTGACGTTGTGGCTGTACTGAGCAACTCATATTAGCCCAAGGCTTTCCATTCTTGTTGCCAGTTCTCCAGATACGTTGACCATGTTTACATTCTGGAATGTCTTTGTCGATCTTGGTTGCTCCTAAAACTTCCTGAACTAATGCAACTGCATCGGCAGCGGTAGGCGCAGGTTCAACAGTTTTTACAGTCCAAGGGTCATCCTCTTTTTGAAGTGTAATCTTATCCGCTAACTTCTCGGCGAATGGCTTTGGTTGATTAGCAGCAACTTTTTTCATCTCCTCTGCTGAGGGTCTTGGCTTACCTTCGCTATGCTTTGAGATACCGCCTGTGTGCAACGCTCTGCCAATCGCAGAACTCTCCGCATTTTCGCATGCGCTAGTAGCATTAACGCCTCTACCACTAACAATCTCCTCAGCGAACCCTGTGGCAAACGGTAGTGCATCAGCGTAAGTCTTATATACGCTTGCTTTAAAAATGAATCTATCATCCTTATATGCCACCAATTCTGTAATAATTGCTCCGTCTGGAAATTTCACCCAGAACTTTTCCAATCTCTGGTCAACCGTTTCATATTGACTCAAATCAAACATAAAGTTCATTCCCTTCTGTGCTTAAAGCGCCACTAATGGCGAGATAACTACAGGCATCGATCCAAGTGTCAACCTGTTGGCTATCCTCGATGGAGCGCCCGATCTTGACGAGCGCAAGTATGACTGCAACTTGATAATCCTCAACTGGCATTTCAAGGTAGGCGCTGATAAGCCTTGCTGCTCGTGCCATATTGTCAGACGGATGACCGTAATGCAGTCCTCGCTCACGATATAAGTCTGATGCACTTTGTAAGATTTCACCATGCTTCATACTCGCACCTTCTCGATGCTGTCATAGTGCTTGCGTACTGCTTTGCGACCGACGATGTAACCGTCTCGATGTCCTATTTTGTAGCCGATAAAGAACATCGCAAACCAACTGGCTAAAATGATAAGTTGTAGGACTGACATTATGCACCGACCTTTGCGGTGAAGTGACATATTGAGCATTCTTGATAACGCTTAGGGATACCACCAAGAACCATAATCGTAATAGTCTGCATTTCTGTATCGCAGTCAACGCATAGATCGTTTTTCATTTTATTGCCCTTCTGTTTCCGCGAGCCCTTCTCGCTTCCACATAGACAACAATACTCCTGCGTCAGCCGATGTCTAGATTATTTTGATAACGAAACGGTAACAATTCTGCATCGTCAACCTGATCGTCTATTGTGCGGTTGATGTCAGGGAAGTCATCGAGCCCTGCCATAGCGCCTTCCATTGACTACGAAAGTGCCATCCTTCTCAAGGTTGATCAAGGTTACTTGGCTGTCCTCAACGATGATAAAGGCTTGCTGCCAGTTCATTGTGCCTTTCGTATAGCCAGCCTTGCGGACATCCATTAAATGCCCACCCTCGACACCCCTCAGGATACGCCCTATTTTGCCCCCAGAAGCCTCTGTGAAGGCTGATACTCCCGCTCTGTGAGTATGACCGCAGACAACGCTTAAACCGTGCCTACGGGCTGCTCCAAGGGCTGTGAGACCCGCATTAGGGTTAATGCCCTGCTCGTCACCATGAACTGCTACCCAACCCTTAGCAAAGGCGTATGGCTTCTTATGATAGGTGATCCCTAATTCATCAAGTTTGAGGAACTTCTCAAAGCGTAGTTCAGGCAACGCGAGGAACGCTGGAATCTTTTTCATTATGACGTTGTAAAGCCTGTCCGTATGGTTAGAACGAATCATGTGGGCTTCTTTAGAATGCTCCACTATCGACCAGAGAACTTCTACCGCTTGATCTCGATCATCGGCTAGGGTTTGCTCGTACCATCCTGGTGTTCCATCTGACCATCGGCTGATCTGCGGGAGATCGATTTCATCTCCCAAAGTAATGACGCTATCTGGACGGTATGCCTTAATAAAAGATGCAACATTTCTAACTGCTACTTCATCATGGTATGGAACTTGTAGATCGGGAACGATTACAGTTCTTTTCATTATTAGTCCTCATCGTCATCGTCATAGGGGATGCGGTCGGGAAGGTCAGGCAGCCAGTTAGGAGTTGGCAAGATCGTTGCAGGATAAGTCATAGGCTCTAGCAGCAGACATAACGCAATATCGTCAGCAAAGCCAGCCTTCTTTAGGCTTTTCCAGTACTCGTTTAACCCAATGCAGTAAGTCTCTAGCATTGAGTAATCCTCAAGGTCTATAACTCTTTTGCGCGCCATAGGAAAATTATCGCTCTAGAAG